TGTTTAGTTGCACAGCACTAGATACTCCGCTAGCAGTGGGACAAGCAGTTTTAATTACTGGCACGTTTAGCAGTGGTAGCATCACAGGATATCATCCAGGTGCTACTTACTTTGTAGTAGGCACACCAACAACTACAGCATTTCAACTGTCTGCTACTAAAGGCGGTGCACCTGTAACTACAACAGTCAGCACTGGTGCTATTACTGGCATCAATATATTGGCATTAAACAAACAGGCTGTAATTTGGGGTAAAAATCTTGGCGATTGCGTTGACTGTGTATTAGCTGCCAAGGTAGCAGTGGCAGGCGGATATAATTATACATTCCTTAATATTGACACTAAGGATTTTAACAAAGCAGATTTATTAGCCTTAATTCCAAATGTTAAAACTGTCCCACAAGTATTCCTTGATGGAGTTTATGTAGGCGGACTAAAAGAACTTAAAGCCAAGTTAAAGCTATAATAAATAACTCATGAAGGTTAAAGAAATACTTACTGAAGGCTTAAACAAAAAGGATACGTTTGCTATCCTGCATGACTTTGTGCGCTTTGCCGCTAAAGATTTAGAATTAAAGAGTCTACCAAAACTAGATTTTCGTTTTGATACTAAACGTAGTGTTGAACATAGTAGTTTTGGCGGTTATGCTCCTGGCGCAGAGCACATTACTATCACAGTAACGAATCGTCATATCAATGATGTCTGTAGAACACTAGCACATGAACTAGTTCACTACAAACAAGATTTGGATACACAGCTAGATGATCCAGACGCTGGTGCTACAGGATCGCCACAGGAAAACGAAGCTAATGCAAGAGCGGCTGTTATTATGCGTAACTGGGGTAAATTACATCCTGACTATTTCGATAAAGAAGCTATAGAATAAGCCTTCATGGCTTTCATTCTGGCCAGCATTAATCGTATTTTTACATAGTCACTTAATTCTTCTTCTTGTTCATCTACAAGTTCAATTCTATTACGATTACGACCTAATACTAGATCGTCATCAATAACTATGTCTTCAGGTTCCACCGGCACAGTTGCCAGCATCGATTTCAGCTTGAGCTTTGGCTTTGCGGGGTGATGTTGACCTTTTTGTGTCGCAGTATGGGTCCGGGCAACGGCAGGAATAGAAGTATTCGCCATCCCATTTTCCAGGTTTATCATCAAAGCTGTAATCACGGGTAGCATTATCCGTTGCATGTTTAGTCCTCATTAACATAAAAGCCTCCTTAGGCGTATACATATACAACGCCTTAGGTTGAGATTAAGTTGACAAGTTTGGACAAATAAAAAGGGCCCGTAGGCCCTAGTGAATGTAACGTATTCTAACGATAAAGCTATGCTTACTTCTTGGTTCCGCTATTTACAAAACCATAGAACTTTTCAGCGGCTTCCATGATCTTTTCCATTCCTGGAAACTCTGGCATTGCAACTGTGCTAACAACTTGACCTGTTTTCTCATCACGAGCAACTGACATTTCCCAGCCTTTGAACTTCATGTGATATTCTTCCAAGACAGTGTCTTTGGCCATGGCCAATACATCACTGCGGATTTCATATCCATTCTTGTTGAACTTAACTTCTGGTAGTTTTGGAGTAAAATCAGACATTATTTTGCTCCTTTAACAGGGCGAAATGCTTCTGTAGTGTGTTGAACAAATGCATCAGCAATGTCCATACTAGCTTTAGCCGCACTCTTTGAAATAGCAGTTTGTGCGTCTACTAGTTTGTGTAATTGAGCTTTGAATTTGTCGTCAGTAACAAATGAGTTGACGAAATTTTTCTTTGCACCTTGAATGGTGTCGATAATTGAATCTGCAAAAAACATATTTTTCTCCTTGTGTGTGTATGTTTATGTATAAACAGCAATATTGCTGTCTATGTATTTATTATAATTGTTTTAATTTAGTATTGCAAGTGGTCTGGCAATACGTTTGCTCAAGTAGTCTATTACTGCAAAGTTACTGTCTGTGGCTTCGTTTACATAGGTAACTAGGTTAGGGCTATCTAGCTCTATGTCTGCTAGTGTTTCTCCCATTGTATTTTCCATGCTAATACCGTATTTGCGGCATAGATGTCTAATAGTAGCGTTACTAGTTAGGCAAACCATACAGCCTTTACGGATATTATGAACACGACACCATTGAATACAACGCTTCATTAGCTTGTTGCCCATTCCCTTGCCTTGATATTCTTTAAGCACACTAAACGCTAGTTCCATTTCGCCTTCGATAGATATATGTCCAACGGCAACAAAATCTAACTGATCGTTTTCTATACAAAAAAGAATATGTTGGCTAGGATTGGCTTCAAACTTGTCACAGAGTGCGTCAATGATGTAGTCGCTAGCTGAATAGCCAAACCGTAATACCTTAGATTCTGCGTCAAGAGATTTAAGGTGCGAACGATATTTGGCATACTCGTGTGGCAATACACGACGAACTGTAGCAAGCATCGATTAATACCAGTGTTGGCCTTTGATAATTGCTTCTGCACGAAGTTGTTGGATAAGTTTAACTGCTTCATAACAATCTTTAAAAAATTGTTTCATAATCCTCTCCCCCATGAATAACTACCGCGTTTTTGATCATACTCGCGAGCATAAAAATCTACTTCAGCCGCGTTAGTTGGTTTTTTGCTAGTAATATAAGCTTCTAAGCCACTCATTTGGCTTTGGTTGAAGAACTTTTTGAGTTTTTCTAATATTTTTGACATTTTGTGTCTCCTTTAAGTGTATGTGTATATCAGTGTTTCTACTGAGTATTTAGCATACTAGTGTTTCTACTGAGATTTTTCAACCTATTTGATATTCATTACAATGATGTGTATAATCAAATAAATAAATCAAAGAGAGTAATAATGCGCAAAAGCACCCGTAGTATCTTACAAGAATTAAATGACATTGGGCTAAGCCGTAATACCGATTTTATAGTCGAGAGTCGCGGTAGTAATATCATAGACAGTGCTATTAACCTTCTTAATTTGATACGTGAAAACTACGATGTAGAAACTGCCGCTGAGTTAGAACGCCGTTTTATCAACAGCATTAAAGGATCCGATCCTACTAAATTTAAGCGTGGGATTAAACGCATCCAGGAAGATAAAGAATGAGTAAGAATGTAATATTTGCAGATACAGTTCCATTTGCTGTAAAGCATGCACCTGAACTGCAAGCAAAGATGGACAAGTTCTTAGCACCTATTGGGCTTACTTCTGTGCGAGTCGGATCTAGCCATAATAAAGTCAGCGATGAACTAACAAACGATCTAGATCTACAGGTAGACTTAGATGATGTTATCCGTGCATTTAACGCACAACCTGATCCAAAGAATAAAAAAGACACTCCGGATAGTGCGGCCCGTAGAGCATTGGCTGCCTACATGACAGATCATGGATTCCAAACTAAACAAGCTGGTGTAAATGTATTTGTGCGCTTGCCCTATGGTCCTAATGCGCATCAAGTAGACTTAGAGTGCATACGTAAAGTGGCTAAAGTTAGCCGTTATCATCAACACAATATTCCCCATGGTAGCCCATACAAAGGTGTTAGTAAACAGTTAATGATAGCTAGCCTAGCTAAACAAAAGGGCTATGTGTATTCAGCTTGGGAAGGCCTATTTCAACGCACACCTGAAAACAAGAAAGGCCCATTAGTAGCCGATGACTGGAATGAAATTGCTAAAACGCTACTAGGTCCTACAGCTACAGGCGATAACATAGACAGCGTAGAAGCTATTATGAAGTCTTTACCGCACGATGAAGGGCAAGAATTACTAGCACATGTGCGACAAGATAAGAACTGGATCGAAAAAACCCACCCTACAGTGACCGAAAACGCACTTGTTTGGTTCAAATCGATCAGTCAAAAATTAGCCATTTGAGCCCAATTTATTCCAAACCGACTAAATATTATACAGAGGCTGCAGAGGGCAGTCTGAAAGCATAAAAGAGGAGAATTTATTATGCCATCATTAGTCGGAACAACAGTAGCGGCCAATTATCGTCGCGTTAAAACACCGTATAGCAATTTTGGAACACGTCAGTTAGCGTTCTTTGTTATCGGTAATATCCCAGGAACAACACTAGCAACAGACCAGTCAGCTGGCGGTGCTACATACACAGGTAACTCATATGGTGTTTACACATCAGATGACGGTATCTATGACGTATCAGGTAACGTAGTAGTTCCAGCAACATACGTTTGGTCAGGCAACAGCTTCATGAACAATGTAGTTGAAGGTGTTCAAGTTTTAGGCGAACTAGCATTCATGGGTGCAGTTAGCTTGTCAAGCACAACAGCTACAGTTACAGTTGGTTTGTTCATTGATACACTAGGTTCAAAACAACAATCTACTGACACAACTGGTAATCAACCAAACGGCAATGCACAAACATTGCAAGACGCAATCCGTGCCGCTGGTCTAAGTGGTGCAACAGTAGTTCCAGCATTTATGGTTGGTGGATCACTATTGTCAAATACCCCTCCAATGTCATCAACAATATTCTAATATTAGAATAATTCCTGTTCGGGATGGGAAGCAAATCAGGACTCTTCGGAGTCCTTTTTTGTTGGCTTAAATAATGCATGGAATACAAGCTCTACACCTTAGTTGATATAACACATGTTAAACAAGCTCGCACAGACGAGGATCGTTGGAAAGAACAAAACTTTAATACAGTATTACAAACGCTAGGCATTCGTTCAAATATTTTTTATACACAAAGTCCTGTCATGATCGAAGTTAAGGGCCGAGTAGTAGGGTTTGATACCGATGATATCATTCGTGTGTGGCGATTTGATTTTGGCACAGACAAGGACGATGTCTATTCATCTGAATCGGATACAGTCAGCTTACTCAAAACAGATTTCCATCTAGTGCCCTATATCAGTGGGCTTGATGAAATGATGGATCAGCAGTATGCAGTATTCAACACTGAAGACCCAGGTAAAAATATCAGTTTCTTCGCTAAATAAAGTTGTAGGCAAATAATCATTATCTAGGCACATTATAAACCAATCATAGAATAGGCCCAGCTCGGAGCGAGCACAAGACTTATAACATTGGAGAGCCTAGAAATGGCCACGGCAACAGCAAAAAAACCACGCACATCAGTAGAAGCAGTTCCACAGTTGGCTACATTACCTGAGCGAGTAGCGATAGTAGAAACTAAAGTAGACAGCATGATAGTATGCATCGACGGTATTAAAGTCGATGTAAAAGAAATGCACAACTGTTTAGATCGCACACGCGAGTCCGTATTAGAGCATTTAGGTAAAATGACTGACGAATATCGCACTAATGCCGCTAATTATTATAAACATGCCGACGCTCTAAACGACAAACAAACTGAACAACACAATGAACTAGCTGGAAAGATTAAAGAGCTAGAAAAAGTCAAGACCAAGTGGACCATGTATGCAATGGCAGCTTTGGCATTTGTAGGCGGTGCAGGTATGATGCAGGGTTTGAACTTACCAACAATATTAAAGTTCCTAGGCCTGTAATTCTGTTAAATACAGAATGAACTTTTTTGAATTATCAGCCGATCCTGTTACACACAACAAAGAATTGAATCCTAAGTTATGGGCTGACCATAAACTAATTCCAGAGATCCGTGTTCAACTATTACGCATTGCTCGTCACTTTGCAGATTTCCTTAAAGTAGAAAAACTTAACCTACGTGATATTACTATCAGTGGGTCTAATGCCGCTTATGGCTATAATGAAAATAGCGATGTTGATCTACATCTAGTAGCAGATATAGACAGCCCAGAACGAGCAGAACTGTATGATGCTAAAAAGAATCAATACAACTTTACACACAGTATAAAAATTAAAGGTATTGATGTAGAACTCTATGTTCAAGACAGTAAACAAAAACACTATTCCGCAGGTATCTACAGCGTTTTACATGATAAATGGTTAAGCGAACCTAAAAACGATGTTCCTACTGCAACACACAAAGAAATAAAAAGCAAAGCTCGTAACTATTCTAGCAGGATCAATCAAGCACTGAAGTCAAAAGACTTAAATACTGCTAGAGAGACAATGGCTAACATACGTAGACTACGCCAAGCAGGCCTAGAACAAGGCGGTGAAGGATCAGTAGAAAATCTAGCATTTAAATTACTACGTGCTAGGGGACAGATAGGTAAGCTAAAACGTCACATTGACAAATTACAAAGTGCAGAACTAAGCCTCGGAGAACAAGATGAAAGTAAGTGATATTAAAGAACATAAGAAAGGCATGAAAGCAAAGATTTATGCCGCAAAGCCAAAGCCTATCAACCCAGTGGCTAAACATGCCAACGCGGCAATAGGCGGTGGTGCTCCTGGCGCACACAAGAACAAGGCAAAAGAATTGCCACGTCATGCTAAACATAAAAAAGACCCAGAAATGTTTGAAGACCAAACTCTAACAGTTCAAGGCACTAGTCCAGGACCTAATGGCACAACAATGGTTAAAATGTCTGATGGCAGTGTGGTTCCGCAAACTAGTGTTACACAGGGAACACAACCTAACACAGTTCAAGTTCAACCAACAGCAGTTAAACCTGGTATGCAAGTTCAACCAGCATCAACTAACAAGTCGATGGAAGAAGACTTGTTTGGCACAAGTGAACAAGAACTTGCTAAGGATCCTGGACCAGCAGGTGAATACTACAGAAAACTAGCGGCACTTAAAACTGATCCTCGTTGGGTTGGCAAACAAGATCTAGTTCAAAAACGTATTGAAGATTTGCTCAATCGTATTAACAGTGATCAAGGTGTTCCACAGCCTGGAGCAGGTAAGCCAATGGGTCCGGAAACAGATCCAGCTAAGTTTCAACAGATGAATCCTAAATTCAAAGAGTCAGCTGAATTGCAAGACATTCTTAAAATGTCAGGACTAAAATGAAAATAAGCGAGTTACTAAAAGGTTTCCAACCTAGTCCAGCAAACGACAAGAAGCACAGTATTGTCGATGATTTTGAAATATGGACATCAAACGCTGAGTCTGAATTACTAGAGCGTTTAAAGAATCCTGTAAGGTTAGCCAGCTTGAGCGAGCAAGATCAATTCAAAGTCTTGGCCATGATTCGCAAAAGTCTGGTAACTAAGATAGGTATGGAAGATCCTAAAGTAGTAGCTAATGAAAAAAAATAAAACAAAACTGATCAAAGAACTTGCGGCACATTTTGAAGAAGAACTAGCTTCTTCATTACCTATTACGATTAAAAAGAATGGTGCAGTAGCTTATAAGGATTATGAAATCGTTCAAAACTCCCTTGAGAACTGGAGTTTGTTTAATCAAAGCAAAAATCAAATAGGCCAATTTTTCCTAAAAACCAGTGCAATTATGGCAGCTAAGGCGTGGAATTACAATGACATGCAGAAGTTTAACTCTATTAAGGCCTTAGATACTAACTACTGGACTAACTATACTGAGAACTTAGTTTATAAGAAGAATATTAAGAAGGCTAAAGATTTTGATAGGTTCATGATACTGCTTAATAAACTAGAAGACAGCGAAATCAAGGCAAACCATTTTAAAGATGAAATTAGCAAGACTTTTAAAAGGTCATTTGTCTAATAAGTTTGTATAAATACATAATAAGATATTCAGGAAAGAATCATGCAAATTAGAGAATTTTCAAAACCCGTAACTAGCAAACAGCTTAACGAAAGTCTTGCTAAGAAGTTTGGTTATAAACTTAATCTAGAGCAATTTACTAACGAACAATTAGAAGATGCTCGTAACAAATTGCGCACTAAGATTAGCCAGTTTGAACTTTCAGAAAGTTTTGATTCTGTCCTAGAAAATCAAGACTACCAAAAAACTCGTTTATTTTTAGATTGCATCAATCAAGAAATCATGGAACGTGAAGCAAGCAAAGAAGAAACATGCCCCTCATGTCATAAAGATCCATGTGAGTGTGAAGAAGACGACCACGGACACAAACAAGAAATGAAAAAAGAAAAACAAAACGAAAGCATCATAGCAGAAATGATCCGCAATCGCGCTAAGTCACTATCTGTTCCAACTAAATGGATCAACAGCACACTTAACAAAATTAGTTTAGGCGAAGGTGATCGTGAAGAATTTAAGGCAGAATTAAAATTACGTTATGATTTAAATGAATCAAAGGCAGCTTGGGTTCTATTAGAAGGCGAAGAAGAAAAAGCCGAAATCATTATGGCAACAAAAGATATGGTCGACCGTATCACAGGCTGGCTAGAAGATGTGGCTGCGATGAAAGCAGAACAACTACTAGAGTTAACAGATTCCATAGGAAAATCACTAGGCAGCGACGTTGCGCAACAATACACAGAACAGGTTAAACCTGCATTAGAACAAGTTTACTCAGCATTAGAACAATCACGCACAGGCTTATCAGGCGCATTGGCTCTAGTATCAGGCGGTGAAGCTCCAATGATGGGCGGCGCTCCAGGTGCAACAGAACCTCCAATGCCAGGCGGTGAAGAAATGGGCGCAGAGTTAGGCGGTGAAATGCCACCAGAAGCAGGCGCAGAAGAAATGCCCCCAGCAGGCGATGAAATGGCAGCAGGACCAGAAGGTGGTCGTATGAAGCGTGAAAGCGCAGAATACAGCCGCAAGTTAGGCATGTTATTAGCACAGTCAAAAAAAAAGTAATGGAAAGTGAAGATCCCTTAGTGTCAACACTAAGGTTTCTTCAATCAATTGATCAACAACACGGCGGCAACGGAGTTCATCCTTGGGCCGATATCCAAACTAAATTACGCTCATCTGGAATGAACATTCGATATGATTCATTCAAACAACGATGGGAAAATCCACAAGGTCCAGACGATGAAATACTACATCAGCTAGTAGATCGGTTTGACGGACATGGTCTTGTATTAAAAACGGGTGAAGAAGAAACTACACAAGGATCTGAAGGCGGACCCGATCAAATAGCTCAAATGGCTAAACGTGCTACAGATAAAGCACTAGGTTAATTGACATTTGTTTAAAGTTAGTGTATACTAAACTTTATGACTTTACTACAAGAAAGATATACCTACACACCTATTAGTAGAGAAAGTGTAGAAGGCAAGCGTTTATACGCTACTCCAGACGGATCAAAAGTTCCTAGTGTAACTACTATCTTAGATAAAACTAAGCCATTAGAAAAGAAAATTGCTTTGGCTAATTGGAAAAAAGCAGTAGGCGAAAAGAAAGCTCAGGAAATTACAACAGAAGCCGCCAGCCGCGGAACACGTATGCACAAGTGGCTAGAAGACTATGTTAAAACTGGAGTAATTGGCACACCTGGAACTAATCCTAATAGCCAAGAAAGCCATAAGATGGCACAGGTTGTTATTAGTCAAGGGCTATGCAACGTAAATGAAATTTGGGGTGTCGAAGTTCCCTTATACTATCCTGGATTGTATGCTGGAACAACTGATGGTTGCGGATTACACCTAAATGAACAGGCAATCATAGATTACAAGCAGACTAACAAGCCCAAAAAGCAAGAATGGATTGAGGATTACTATCTACAATTAACTGCTTACGCACTAGCTCACAATAAAGTTCACGGCACTAATATACGCAAAGGTGTAGTTTTAATGTGCGTTAAACCTAAAACGCCAGAAGATGTGCCAGTTTACCAGGAGTTTATTCTTAAACCTGAAGAGTTTGATTACTGGGAAGCCCAGTGGTGGAATAGAGTAGAAGAATACTACTCACAGAACTGATAAATATCCTATATAGAGGATATTTCAATGGCTGTCGTTCAGATCTCAAGAATACAAATTAGACGCGGGCAAGCAAATAGTGGAAGCGGACTACCACAATTAGCTAGCGGCGAAATGGCATGGGCCGTGGATACACAAGAATTGTATATTGGTAACGGTAGTGTTGCTGAAGGCAGTCCGGGTGTTGGAAATACAAAGATTCTCACAGTTAATGATATTAATACAGAAGGTAATTTTCTTACACTTTTAGATTATACATATCAAACTACTAATCCTCAAATGCAAACTGGCGCTAGTTCAACTAGCCCAGTAGTTAGAACACTACAACAAAGACTAGATGATCGTGTTAGTGTAAAAGAATTCGGAGCAGTTGGCGATGGTGTAACAGATGATACTGACGCTATTCAACGTGCTATCAATCAATTGTTTGTAAACTCTGCACAACAATCTTATGGATCTAGTGCCTCTGCCGTTTCAACAAGAATAACTTTAGAAATACCAGCAGGTGAATATGTTATTAGTAGCACACTACTAATTCCTAGTTATGCAACTATTATTGGTGCAGGATTAGAAAAGACTATTTTCTTGCATTCAGGTGAAACAACAGTGATACAATGTGTAGGTGATGTTCATACTATACCTACTAGCACTAGTGAACAGCCAAGATACATTACCTTACGCAATATTTCTATTAAAACTACGGCCGCTGATCAAACATTATTGTTATTAAACTCTGTTACTAATAGTCAGTTTGAAAATTTATATCTAGGCGGCAACTGGAGCAATGGCTCTAGCACAGCTAGCAGAGGTATAGTAATGACAGCGTTTTCAACAGCCGCTGTTACTTGCCAAAAAAATATATTCAAGAATGTAAGAATTTATAATTGTTACTTTGGTGTGCTTGCCGAATATGACATTCAATACAACACCTTTGAAGATTGTTTTATTGACTATGTTCAAAATGGGTTTGCATTAGGTATCGGATCTAATGGTAGCTCAACTGGGCAACAAACCGGTCCTATTAAAACAGAAATAACTAACTGTGTGTTTACACAAGTATACCAATGGGCTGTATACATAGAACGTGGAACTAATAACACCATACAAGATTGCGATCTAGGAACATCTGGAGCAAACAATGGTAATGTTAGTTTAACACAATATCCACAAATTTATTTTAATACAACTGGTAACATTGCTGTCAATAATAAATCAGATAGAACAGCTTTGCTAGCTGAAACTAATCTTAGTATTCCATATATCCCAGAAGTAACTGGATATGGCACATTTAAATCTTGGTCAACAAGACAAATTACACTAAGTCAAAACGCTAACTTAGTAACAGCTTTCCGACTACCAGTTTCTACAAATAAAGTTGGCACCATTGATTCGTATCATACCAGCATTTCCTATACAGTTGCTTACAATTATAAAAGTAATTCTGGATTTTCTAGAAGTGGTATAATGTATATTACTGCTGATACAGCCGATGCAAAGATTCAATTTGAAGACAACTATAATTTTGCAGGGACAGATTCAAACGGATCGTCTTACGCACTTCAATTCTCAGCTCAGTTAATCGATGGACTGGGCAACTCTTACACTGGATCCATGGGACAAGTAGTAAGTGGAATAGCAGTTCAATACTTAAATTATTTAAGTGGTGATACTGGCACAATGAGTTATTCTTACGTATCAACTCAATAACTTTGATTTTAACTAAAAATACGTATATAATTTGATTTACTTTCGTCATAAGGTATCTCATTTTTGCTATAGCCATAAAAACCGTTCTAAATTGTTGACAATCAATAACTTTTTACGGTTCCACACCTGTCAATAAATAGTTTCCAAACACGATAAAATAATATACCAATCACGAAAGCGGAATGAAATAAATGAGTAAAATAACAGTAATTAAACGAAACGGTAATAAAGAACCGCTAACAATTGAAAAATGGCAAGCCCAGATTACAAAGGTATGCCAAGGTATAGCAGACGTCAGTCAATCAATGATTGAAATCAAAAGTCAACCACACTTCTATGATGGTATTACAACACAGGAAATTGATGAAATAACTCTACGTGCTATTGTAGACTTAATTGACGTAGAATCAAATCCAGATGTGGGACATACAAACTATCAATATGTAGCTGGCAAGCAACGCTTGAGTATGCTACGTAAAGACGTATATGGATCATATCAAGTTCCTCACCTTTATGCAATTGTAAAGAAAAATGTCGAAGTAGGATTATACACTCCTGAGTTGTTAGAGTGGTATACTGAAGACGATTGGAACAAGTTAAATGACATGCTGGATCATGAAAAAGATGAAACATATTCATATGCGGCTATTGAGCAGTTAATAGAGAAGTATCTAGTGCGCAATCGCGCCACAAAGGAAATTTATGAAACCCCACAAATTAGATACATTGTGGCTGCCGCCACAGTCTTCCACAGAGAAGAACCTAACAGTGCTAGGATGCGCTATATCAAAGAATACTACCAGGCTGCTAGTGATGGCCTGTTTACTCTTGCCACACCTGTTCTTGCTGGTTTGGGCACTCCTACAAAACAATTTAGTAGTTGCGTTCTCATACGTAGCGATGACGATCTTGATAGTATATTCGCTTCAGGCGAAATGATGGCAAAATATGCCAGTAAACGTGCGGGGATTGGACTGGAGATCGGTCGACTACGCCCATTGGGCTCCCCAATTCGCGGTGGCGAAATCATGCACACTGGTATGATCCCATTTCTAAAGAAGTGGTTTGGAGATTTGAGAAGTTGTTCACAAGGAGGTATTCGTAATGCAAGTGCTACTGTATTTTATCCCATTTGGCATCATCAGTTTGATGACCTTATTGTTCTTAAGAACAACCAAGGCACAGAGGAAACAAGAGTTAGACACATGGACTACGGAGTTGTCCTTAGCAAATTCTTTTGGAGAAGATTTAAGAACAAAGAAAACATCACGTTCTTCGATCCGAATGAACTACCTGACCTATATGAAGCCTTTTATCGTAACACAAAAGAATTTGAAGAACTGTATGTAAAATATGAAAAGCAACCTGGCCTTCGTAAGAAGGTTATGAGTGCCGAAGAAGTATTCAAAGGCGGCATATTAAAAGAACGCACAGACACAGGTCGTATCTATCTTGTGTTTATTGACAATGTGCAGAATCAAGGTCCATTTGATCCTGAGTTCCATACTATCTATCAAAGTAATCTATGTTGCGAAATTCTACTGCCCACTAAATCATTTAAGCGTCTTGACGATGAGGATGGCCGCATAGCGTTATGCACCCTTGGAAGTATTAACTGGGGCGCATTTAGAAATCCGGAAGACATGCGCAGGGCATGTAGAATTTTACAGCGTAGTCTATGCAACATACTTGACTATCAAGACTTCTTAAGTATTCAAAGTAAGTTAAGTAATGATGAAATTCAGCCACTAGGTATTGGTGTTACTAATCTAGCCTACTGGCATGCAAAAAGAAACTATAAGTATGGCGAACCAGATGCACTACAAGATGTAAAAGCATGGATGGAGCATCAAGCCTACTACCTAACGGAAGCAACAGTGGAACTAGCCAAAGAACGTGGTGCTTGCTCACATAGTGAGAAGACACGCTACGGTCAAGGCATTTTTCCGTGGGAACTACGTGCAGAGGGTGTTAATGAATTAGCAAACTTTGCTCCTGAACTTGATTGGGAAACCTTACGCACAAATATGAAGCAGTATGGTGTTCGCAACGCTACCTTAATGGCAGTTGCCCCAGTTGAAAGCAGTAGTGTTGTTATAAACAGCACTAATGGTATTGAAATGCCTATGAGTTTGATCAGTGTTAAGGAATCAAAAGCAGGATCATTTGTTCAAGTAGTTCCTGAATATCATAAACTTAAAAACAAATATCAACTCATGTGGGAACAAAAAGACTGCATTGGTTATCTAAAGACAGCATGTGTGTTGGCTGCCTATGTAGACCAAAGTATAAGCACAAATACTTTTTACAATCCGGCCCACTGGGCAGATCGTAAAGTGCCAACTACACTGATCGCTAAGAACTTAATGCAAGCTCAGATGTGGGGTCTTAAGACTTTCTACTATAGTTTGATTAATAAGAAAGGCGCGAAGGCAGATGTTGAACCGACTCCAGAATTAACACACAACGGAGTCCAAGTAAATGGATTCCACTTTGAAGAACTAGAAGATGATTGCGAGGCATGTAAACTATGAGTCAAGCTCAATATAACTTAAACACAAAAACAGACTATCTTAGTCGCAAGATGTTTTTAGATCCAGCAGGCCCAGTTACCATTCAACGATTTGAAGAAGTAAAATACAACAAGCTACAAAAGATTGAACAAACAGCCCGTGGCTTCTTCTGGGTTCCAGAAGAGATTAGTCTAAGCAAAGATGCTAATGACTTTAAAGATGCCAGCGATGCTGTTAAACATATCTTTACTAGTAATTTGCTAAGACAAACTGCACTAGATAGTTTGCAAGGTCGTGGACCAGCACAGGTATTTACACCTGTTGTATCATTGCCGGAATTAGAAGCTCTAATGTATAATTGGAGTTTCTTTGAAACTAACATACACAGTCGTAGTTACAGTCATATCATACGTAACATCTATAACGTGCCAAAGGATGTGTTCAACACCATTCACGACACAGAAGAAATTGTTAGCATGGCATCAAGTGTAGGAAAATATTATGATCAGTTACATCAAATTAATTGTGCTAAAGAACTAGACGGCTATATTGCAGAAGAAGATCACATTAAAGCTATTTGGTTGGCTCTTAATGCTAGTTACGCCCTTGAAGCCTTCCGCTTTATGGTATCATTTGCTACTAGTCTTGCTATGGTAGAGAATAAGATCTTTATTGGTAATGGCAACATTATCAGTTTGATCTTACAGGACGAATTGTTACATAAAGAATGGACAGCTTTTTTAATTAATCAAGTAGTTAAAGAGGATCCACGCTTTGCCAAAGCCAAAGCAGAATGTGAAGATGAAGTTTATCAAATGTATTTGGATGTAATCCGTGAAGAAAAAGATTGGGCAATTTATCTGTTTAAGAAAGGCCCAGTGATTGGACTTAACGCAAACATCCTAATGGACTTTGTTGATTATACAGCCAACAATGCTCTTAAGGATATTGGTATCAAGTATCAAACAACATCTCCAAAGTCTACTCCCATTCCTTGGTTTAACAAACACACTGATACCAGTAAGAAACAAACTGCCTTGCAAGAAAATGAATCGACTAATTACATCATCGGTGTAATGGGCGAAGGTATTGACTACGACATGTTACCGAGTGTATAATCTAGCAAAAGGAGTTAACAATGTCAGACGGTGGAAAAGGAAGCAGTCCCAGACCATATAGCGTTGACCAAAAGACATTTGGCGACAACTGGGATAGAATTTTTAAAAAGGATAAGAAAAATGAAAGCAGTGGTGTGGAGCAAGAATCAGTGTCCTTATTGCGACCAAGCAAAGGCACTTCTAAAAATGAAGAACATCGAGTTCGAGGAAAGAAACATCAATAAAGATTTTACACGTGAACAACTAATGGAGGCAGTTCCTACTGCCAGAACTGTTCCACAAATCTTTTTAGACGATAAATTAATTGGCGGATTTACAGAACTTAAAAAACATTTTGAAAAGGAATAATATGTTAATCAATAAAGGCATCACCCCAGGCGAGATCGTAACAATTAAAACAACAGCAGGCGAAGAATTAATTGCTAAACTTGTAGAAGATAATATTACAGGCGTCGTTGTTAGTAAACCACTAGCTCTTACAGCTAGCCAAAAAGGAATTGCAATGGTTCCATTTTTGTTTACCACTGATCCAGATGCAAATGTTACTATCAGCAAAAACACTGTTATGGTCTTGGCACCTACAATGAAAGATGCCGCTGACAGTTATATTCAAAACACAACTGGTATTAAATTAGCTTCTTAACCAAAGCTATCAGAGAATATTCCGCTCTTACGAGCATATCCGGCTATAACAGTATAAGCTGTAGCCGGAGGTCCTCCTTTGTTTATTTTGGAGCCAATTGACGCAGTAGAACTAGCCTGTGCATAGGCCGCAGTTGCATGTTGCGAATCTTTGTCGTAATATTCCATATCCTGCAAAGTTGTAGCAGGTAAAGTATATCGTGATTGATTGTTTATCCATGCATTGTATGCGGCTTTGTGTTCATCTATTAATTGGTTGGCTGCTTCTCTAAAACTGTTTACTTTAATAAACTCCGGTAGTGTTTGCAGTTTGGTCTTATTAGAGTCATACAATTCAACGGCAGCCGCTTCTTGCTCAGTCCATGTGGTTTTGTCAGGCTTTGATGATTTTATAGCAGTTGCCGCAGCCTTAGAATCAGAATATCCGGGAATAAGGCTATCATTAAATTTTGCATAAGCAGTTTGAGCGACTGTATTATCAGGCCTTGGAGGATAACTTAGCCCGTAAGTTGTCCAAAACGCCTTAAATGCCGCATCTCTAGCATCAGCTAATCCGTTAACTTCAGACGTCCATACTAATTGATCGATAGGTTGAGAAGTAATTTGTGACGCAGGTGGCGTCGGCGGATTACTAGCAGGACGAACTGGATCAGGATTAGGAGTTTGCCCAGGAACTGATTGAGTCACAGCAGTTTCTTGTGCCTTAACAATTGAAAATTTAGCGTCTTTAGTAATAACATTCTGATTGATACCGCCACTTAGCGCTCCTGCAATGTCATTTGGCAATACCTTAGTAAGTTTAGACAGTAAACCGTCTGCTTTCATCGCACCCATTGTAAGAGATACCGCACTTGCCGCGGCACTAGCCAATCCACTAAATGTTGAACTTAGGTTACCTGTAACACCGCCAACAACTGATGAAATATTAGATACTGCACCTAGTCCTAGTGCGTTTGCAGGGTTAGATGCAAAAGTGCTTATTGCAGAAGTATAACTAGATTGAGCTGTATTAAATGCCGCTTGTGGTCCAGATGCAAACGCTGAAACATTAGCAGAATAATTTGGATCTGTAACTGTAATACCATTTACAGTAGTCGCTTGGTTTGGAGCTACTGGAGCAGTAGGCGGAGTAGGGATAGTTGCTTTAAAACTAGCCAATGCTGCCGAAGCCGCTTGTGCATCTGCTAGTGGATTGCCAGTAGGAGTTACACCTAATGCAGATACCTTAGATGAAATGGCGCCAGTGATACTAGAAACGCTGGCAGATAATTGGGAGCCGATACCTCCTAGGACTCCTAATGGCGCTTTTGCTGTGGCAATAGCATCTGCACTAACAGGAACGCCTGCCGCAGTAGCTTCTTTAG